ATGAACTTCAAAAACATATATGAGCGTATGGAGAAAGAAGGGACGGTTATTGTTGATGAATGATGATATAGATAAAGCAACTGAATTGACCATCGAAGATATAGATATCTTTGTCGCAAAATTGATGAATGGTGATTATGATATTAAAATGCGTCTTTGCTTCAAATGCAGCAAAGATTTTATTCCTAATTATCATGATTTTGAATGCGATGAATGTTATTTCTCTAAATGGCCAGAAGAAGAAAGAAAAAGGTTTTTTAGGAGTTTTTTTGAATGAGCGGTGAATGTGATAAATGCATTAAACATTCTGTAGATTGTGAATGCCATGATTTAGTTGATCCAAGGAAAAAGAATATGACAACATTAAACGAATATTTAGAAAGACTTAGGGAAGCCTTACCAGATTTTATTAAAGCCAGTGACCTTGTAGAACTTGGAATCGTAGGATCTAGAACCACCTTAGCCACTGATCGTCGAGAAAATATTGGAATACCTTATGTTCAATTTAGCAAGAATCGAATTCGATATCCTAAAGATGCAGTACTTAAGTATATAGCCGAGCACTTTAACGAGACTAAATAGAAGCATTTGATTAGGGCATCAATAACTTAGTCTTCTTCTGACCATCAGAGCTACCCATGAGACTATCTCCTCGATACAACTCGTTCTCTATCCAGTTTCCATCTTGATCTTTAGTAAATCCAAAATATTCAAGCTGGAGGTTTTCCCATCGCTTAATCATTTGAACTCGAGCAGGATCGAAAAGATCTGGACTCATGAGAATATTCAACATGGCCGATCTATGAGGCAATTCCCAACAGAAGTAGACATCATCATTCGGGAAAACATGAAACACCATTGTATCCTGTTCAGGATATGGGCGGTATTTTGTAATCTTCCGAATACGAGCCAAACCCCTTTTCATCATCAAGTCATATTTTTCATAAATGGCTAGATAAAAAGGTTTACCAACAAAATCAGGATGCGACCTTCCTTGCTGAATCGCTTCATTGATATCTACAACTAGATCTTTCTTTATTTCATGACTTACGTCGCCTATTACTACGCCTCTCTCGCCATTAATTTGCGCGTCTCTATAAATGGCTCCTGCCGTCTTCCGTGTAGGGTCAATATGTGATTGATTTTCCATAATATACTAATCTATCTCCTCTGGAAGCCAGGTGTCCTTATCTCTAATACGCCTAGTCCAGTGATTTTTTAATTGTTTCTCATGACCTTTCTGAGCACATTCTTTTGAACAAAAAACCGTTCTCTGACGTTTTTTCTCGTTCTCTTTTCTTATTATTTCGTTCTCACAAGTACGACAAATCAAAACCTTCACGTCTTGCTTTTCCGTAATATTTTCCATCTTTTTACGATAAGCGCAACGAAAACAATATTTATTATTATTTATAAAGTCGTCTTCATTTCTATCTATTTTGCAACTATCGCATATCATGTAATCACTTTTTATTGGACTTATAAGATTTTTATTAAACAAAGTCAACAATAGGCGTACATAAGGCGAACTAGCCCTTCGCATTGGCGTATTTGTGGAGTTAGCCAACCACCGAACAAAAAGAGGAATTCAATGACAGAAAGTCAAAACCAGAACAGCGAAATTCAAGAGGTAGCGCCTCAGGTAGAAACACAAGTCAGTGAAATAAAAGAGACTCAGAGCAATCAAGAGCCAGTCACGAACCAGCACTTGAAGGCGATGCGTCTTAAGAATGACCAACTCGAAAGAGAACTGAAGCAATTACGAGACAATCAGATGGCCATAATGCAAGCACAACTTTCAAATGCGCCAGCTGCTCGTCAAGAGGTCGATGAATTCGATAAAATTGGTGATGATGAGTTTATTCCTTTTAGTAAGGTGAAAAAGCTGGCTGAGAGAAACTCTCAGAAAGTACTCAAAAATACCGAAGAACTTGTACGTCAAGAAGTCCAAAAAGCTCTCAAGACACAAGAAGATAGTCAATTCCTAGATCGCTTGAATCGTAAATATTCGGATTTCTCCGAGATCGTCACTGCTGAAACTTTATCAATTTTAGAAGAAAAGGAACCAGAGTTGGCGGCTGCGATAGGAGCATCGAAAGATGGTTATCAAATCGGAGTTCAAAGCTATAAGTACATCAAAGCCATGGGGCTTTCTAAAGAAGCAAAAGAAGGTAGAAGAGAAAAGGAAATAGACAAGGCTATCGCAAAGCAAGAGAAGGCGGTTACGTCTCCTATGGCTTACGACAAGCGTCCTATTGCCCAAGCTTTTCAACTAACTGATGCCATGAAGAAAGATCTTTATCGCGAGATGAACGGATATGCTGCAATGGCTAGCTCGGTTCCCGAAATGACCTAATAGGTCTAAGGGAAATAAACAATGACAGTATCAATTGCATCGTTGCCTCCACAGATACAACAGAGGTACAACGCAAAGCTTTTGTCAACTCCTGAGCATAATCTGATTCACCAGCTTTTTGCTACACCAGTTGAGTTGCCAGACAATAATGGCTTTATTGATCGTCAGTCACGTTATGACAGACTAGATCTGTTTGAGGTGCCTCTCGATGATGGCCAAAACAACCCACCACCACAGCAGCTCAACAGAGTCGACGTGGATTGCCGAGTACGCGTTTACGCTACTTATATCGTTTTGACCAGACAGGTCACAATTAGTAACGAAGATCCGGTTCTTAATAGTGCCGCGGCTCGTTTAGGACAGTCGCTTAACATTCTAGGTGACTTTAAATCTTCTCTGATTGACTTGGAACTCCTCGCTGCTTAAGCAGACGGACAACAAGGGGCAAGCGAAAGCAGCCTGAACGACTAAGTGAGAAGACCTCGAAAGAGGAAGCGATAGTCTGACCTCTATGGAGACATAGAGAGGTCGATCCGAAGAGGTTGACCCGCCTAGAAATAGGTCAAAAAAAAAGTAACAGACGGTAGAGAAACTCAGGACGCTCTTCAAAGAGATAATCTTGAGTCGAGTGCAAGTATTATAAACTGCGTTGGTGGAACTAATGGTGATATCCCAACAGAGATGACAATCTCAGATGTGGATGACGTCTTCACAGTTCTGCAAAACAATAGCGGTGAATATATCACCAACATTGTTGAAGCTGAGCTACGTTTTGGAACATCACCAATCGGCGATGCATATGGTTGTATGTTAACGACTAGGATGATTCCTACGTTATATAACATGACTGGATTTATCAAGAAATTCCAGTATCCAAATATCTCTCAAACTTTGAGTGTGGAAATTGGCGGAGCGAACAACATTCGTTTCTTTGCTTCTGAGCAAGGTTCTGTCACTCCAAATGGCTCTATGCTTGGTAATGATATCGCAAATTGCTTCGTGAGCGCTAAAGAGGCTTACAAAGTTGTTTGGCAAGCAGGGGGTAAAGCACGCTTTATCTACCTACCGCCAGGGTACAATAATGATCCATGTATGTTGAGACATACAGCAGGTTGCTCGTTCTATCAAGGACAGTGCATCACTAACGATCTTTGGATTCAAAACCTACGCTCAACAGGAATCTAAGGAGGATAAATAAATGTTACCATTTTCTTTTATTGGGTCTTGGTCTTACACCAACCCAGCAACTCCAGTTGCAGTTAATATCCCAATGACAGCAAAACCCGACTGGTTTTTCGTTAAGGATGTAACGAACTGGGGCGCACAAAGCACAGCTGCTAATCCGATTTATGCGGAATGGTTCAGTGCTACCATGGCACAAGGTTCATACCTTGCTTTAGGACAACCAAGCTCTACAGGAGCTGGAGTCACCACATATGCTTCTCAAGGCACATCGGGCGGCTTTACATTCATTGATCAAGCTAACCCTCCAACTTTCACAAAAGTTGCGGTTACAACAGTCAATGGAACCACGTTTGTTGTTGCGACAGCAAATACAACAGGAATTAATGTCGGCGATTTCATTCGCTTATTTAACATTGTTGGTGGTCAGCAAATCAGCGGACCAAACCTTTATCAAGTTACAGCCGTATCAGCTGGCGTAAGCATTACCTTAGGGTTTGCTGCTTCTGCTGCTTCTGCTGGATTAGTTGTTGCCAATGGAACAACTGGGTTCTACCAAAAGGTTTATCCTGGCTTCTTCCTGCCTAATACATTGCCAGTTGCTTACATTACGCAAGCGACTCAAGCAGTTGTCTATTTCTTCAGACAAAACCCATATACACCAGGTGAACTTGTAGATTTCCAAATCCCAACACCTTACGGAATGATTCAATTAAGCAATCTGACACGTAAGGCCGGAAGTGGCCCTTTTACAAATAACCCATCCGGTGCAGCAAGAGTCTTGAGTGTTGTTAATTCCGCAACTGTCTCATCGATCACTATCGACGTAGACACAACCGGCTTTACAGCATTCCAATTCCCAACTTCGGCTGCCTTTGCAGGTGGAGCTTCTCCAGCTGTGTGTATGCCTGCCGGATCAGGTGTTGTGCCTCTTAATGGAAGTGCAACAATCCCTGCATCGCCTCCAGGAACAAACCTTGCTGACGCATTCGATAACAGATCGCAATACGTCATGAATATCGGTTTATCTGCTGTAGGAGTCGCGAATGCGAACATGCAAGTGTTTGCGTTCAAGGCTGATTTCGTCAACGGAATCACCAACGCATAATTAAATTGAGAGGGGTTTTTCCCCTCTCTCCAATTAAAGGATTCATATTCATGGAAGTAAGAGAATTAAATAAAAAAGCAAAACATACGTTACCACCAGCTGAAAGAGATGAACTGGTTAAAAAAATGCGTAAAGAAGACGATAAAATCCGAACTGGAATGTTTGAGTTCTTAGATGCTCAAGGCGGATGGTTTGAATTTTCTTATAGAAAATATCCTGGCGAACCAATTCAGATGATTAAGTTGATTCATGGTGAGATTTGCGATTTGCCCATGGGAATTATCAAGCATTTGAACAACACGAAAAAGAAAGTTCGGCGCTATAGCATGGAATTGCCAGCAGCAGGACAAAGGACTCCTCGTAGTTATGAAGTTGTCTCTAGGCTTAGATTTACTCCAACAGATGTGTTATGACAGCGCCTTATAATTCAAATTATGGGCCTCCTTTTGGTGCGGATTTTATTCCTAACCTGCAATACATAACTAATATCACTCAATCCAATCCTGGAGTTGTCACTTTTACGACTGATACAAATTTTACCATTGCGGAGTGGATTAGTTTCCGTATCCCTCCGTCCAATGGGATGATTCAGTTAAATAATCAAAAAGCACAAATAATCTCAATCAATGGAAACATAGTAACAATAGCTATAGACACTAGCAATTTTTATCCTTTTATATCTGTAGAAGACCCTCAAATTCCCTGTGTTGCCGTGCCAGCAGGCTCTGGGATAATACAAGGAACTACGACGGTCACATTAGAAGATGCATTTGATAATAGGCCGGTTTTATGACAGTCACATTTGTCCCCACATATCCTCTATTTCCGACTCTAGCCGATGCGATAACTAAGACTAGAAAACTGACAGGTTCTAGCAATGCTTTTCAGGTAACGGATGCATATATCGTAAAACAAATGCATAGCTTCTATGCCTATGATTTGCCGGCTAAATTCAGATCTCTAAAGCTTAAAGATATTTATACCTTTACAACCAATGTCGGCCAGGATGTCTATCCTTTTAATAGCGAGCTTTACATTACTGTAAATAATCCCTGCTATTGTGCTAAGAGGGAGATAAAACTATTCCATGATCCTTGGCAATTCTATGGAGTCAATTTCAACTGGCAACAGCATGGAACTTTTGCTTCAGGAGATAATACTGCAGGGCCGTATAGCGGCTTTACAATTGCAAGACCTTTGATAGCCAGCGTCAATAATGATCCAGGAACTCAGACTAATCGGAACCTTTTCTTTCCTCAAGGAAGAGTTCAAAATATCCTCATCACAGCAAATGTTATCGGGCCTAATGGTATTGGCCAAACTCAGAATGTCACGGACGATGGACAGGGTAATTTAATTCAGATTTTCCAGACATCGAATAATGGTAATCAAGAATATGGATGGACGTACTATCGACAGTATGCTTCGTCAACACCAACTATCCCAGGCAATGCAACGATTAATTATCAAACTGGAGAAATTACGGGTCTTGTTTTTGCTGAAGCTATTCCTGACGGAACACCGATTCAAATTCAATACAACCCTAAGAAATTCTCCATTCCCCTTGCAATCATGTTCTATCAGAACCAGTTCACACTTTCACCAGTGCCCGATAAAGGCTATACGATCGAAATGACCTGTTATCGTCAGCCTATTCAAGCTCTCATAGCGTCTGACATGGCTGGCAATCCTGAACTATCCGAATGGTGGGAAATTCTATCAGTAGGATCCTCAAAGAAAATATTCGAGGAAAGGCTAGATTCTGATGGTGTGCTTTTCATCGATAAGATGCTGAAAGAGCGCTACGACATAATCGAAACGCGTACCTATGCGCAAATAGGACAAGAAAGGATCTCAACACTTTATACCGATCAACTCACTTACAACTATGGTTCTAGTGGATCGGGAACATCATTTGGTTCTCTATGAAAAAGAAGCAAAATAGAAGTCAGCCACAGAAGATACCAAATATTAATAAAAAGAAAAAACTTAAATCATTGCCAAACAAGCCTATTCCTCTTGGAGGAGGGCCATTTGTTGGGCGCCATACAACAGGGTAGATTATTTTATGGCAGTCATTAAAGGAAAAGAAAAGAAGTTAAAAAAACCTCTTTCTCCTGCGAAAGCTAAATTGAGCAAAGAGTCGAAAAAGAAATTACGCAGACCACAAGATTGTCAGCCAATAGCAACTGTTTGCGTTAGCTAGGAGTTTAAATGCCAATTCCAACATACACGCCAGGATATCCACCAGATGGTGGATCTTTAGGGCAAACGAAAGTGACTATTCGAAATAATCTCGACGGCACATTCCAAACTCTAGGTATTGATCACGTCAATAACAATGGTCAGCCAGGTTCTCAGCCGGCCGGTTATCATACGATTATACATCAAGTTCCTCAAGCAGCTGTCACGACCGTCACGGGATATAATCAGGTTTTCTCTGGAGTTCCTGGCAACCTTACCGTCAATGCTACGACTACACCTGCGATACCATCTGGAGGAGATCAACAACTCTATTCCTTGACTGGTGGAGGCGTTCTTGCACAATTAACTGGATATAATGCGGCTAATAATGGATTTTGCTGGGCCGGAGGTATCCTTTTTCAATGGGGCGTTACTACTGCTTCGACTGGAGATATCAACGTACCCTTCACTCCTGCTTTTCCTAATAATGCATTCAATGTTCAAGCAACAGTTTTAAGGACTTTTGGTACATTTACAACCAATTTTTCAGTCACTAGTTTGACTAAGACAAACTTTGTAATTAACAACGCGAATAGTTCTGCTACAAATTTAGCCTATTATTGGTTAGCTATAGGTAATTAATAATGACTGGTTTTCATCAAGTTACAATTGGCGGTTATCCAGGAGGCGGTCTTACACAGGATAAAAAGCCTGCGCTTCTAGCCAATGAGGCTTTCTCTAATCTTGAAAACGCCTATATCTTCCGTGATCGGACAAAGAAAAGAGATGGCGAAGTCCCCATGGGGCGCTTGTCTAGAATTTTTTCATCTATTTCAATTGGAGACAGTTCAGCTTCTCCTTGGACTTTCAATCTTTATACCGCTCTGTCCATAACTCCTGAAGCTAACGCAGAGATTGCTCCAGGAAGCGTTACTATCACGATTGCGACTCTTGCCACTCCTTTCATTGATCAAGGCAATGGAACGCTTACAAATGCGACTGCTGACAATTCAGGCATTATTAACTACATGACTGGTTCCGTGACTTTGACCACGACGGTAGGTGCTGGACATGCGACCACAGTATCTCTGACTTATTACCCGGCTTTACCTGTCATGGGAATCTTGAAGAGGGATGTCGCAACTTTTGGTATTGATGCTACCGTTTTTTTCGATACTAAATATGCCTATCAATATATCAACGGGTTTCAAGAATTAGCTCCTGGCACTACATGGACTGGAACAAACACTGACTTCTTCTGGGCGGCAAATTATCAAGGGGCTACTCCCGATTTAAGGTACTTTTTCGTCACGAATAATAATATTGATATACCTGCTACTTCTTACGATCCAATAAGATTTTACAATAATACCGCTTGGACAGATTTACAACCCCTTCTCACTGCAAGCATTACCCTATGGCAAGCTCTTATTATAATCCCATATTATGGGCGCCTCTTGGCTCTAAATACTTGGGAAGGAGCAACAACTTCGACTTACACAGGCGCAACTAACTTCTTCGCTCGATGCCGCTTTAGTCAAATAGGAGATCCTACCGATCAAACGAATGGATGGAGATCTGATATTTTCGGTCGCGGAGGATTCATCGATGCTCCTACAAATGAGGCGATAGTAAGCGCAGCTTTCTTTAGAAATACTTTAATCGTCTTCTTTGAATATTCTACATGGCAACTTAGATATATCGGCGAATATGGACTCCCTTTCATCTGGGAGCGTATTTCTTCTGATTTTGGAGCCGTAAGTCCTTATAGTCCTATTGTCTTTGATCAAGGCGTCATGGTCATTAGTGATAGAGGAGTAATTCAAGCAGCAGCCAATGGAGTTAGTAGATTAGATGAACAAATTCCCGAACAAGTCTTTAGCTTTGAGATTCAAAATAGCGCTCCTAATTTTGTTCATGGTGTCAGAGATTTTGAGAAAGAACTTGTCTATTGGAATTATTTAGATACTTCTAATGCCTCAACAACTCAGACATATCCCAATACAGTTCTCCTATTCAACTATCGAAACAATACGTGGGCAAAATTCCGCGATACCATCACTTGCTTTGGAACCTCACAATTCCAATTCGGAATTACTTGGGACAGTTTCACAACTCTCTGGGAAAGCAACGTCACTTGGGATAATGTAGATGATCAGCAATATGTCGACTATGTGACTGCCGGAACTCAGCAAGGCTTCATCAACATCTATCAGAACCCAGATGCTGAAACCCCCTTTGGATCTCCAACGCTATATGCCAATACCATGGCGATTACTGCTGTTAACTTTTCTACAGAGCCTACGCAAATCACCATCCCAAATCATAATTTAGCAAATAGTGAAATTATTTATATCGAAGGGGCAATCTGGCTTGGCACTGATCCCGGTTTAAATAATATGATTTTCAATGTCACTATTAGCGATAACGATCCGAATATTATCACTTTATCAACCTGGGACTTTCTATCTCAAAACTACGATGCTGTTGATATCAATTCTACGGCGGTTTATTTGGGCGGTGGACGTATAACCCTCCTTCCGAAGATGAACATACAGGGTAAGGACTTTAATCCTTTCCAGGGGCAAGGAAAACAATTTAAGCTTTCTTTCATAGATTTCCAATTAGATTCAAATTTATTCTCTCCTGCCATTACCGCTACTACTGTACAGTTATTTGTAAACTCTTATTTAGGAGAGCAAGCAAACCTAATCAACACAAATCAAGAGCTTATCAATTCATCCCAAGCCTGTGGTTTTATCACAAACGCAACTCAATCTAATCCTTGTAAAATCACAAGTCCTAATCATAGCCTTACCTCTGGAACTCAGATTTACATTGCTAATGTTCAAGGAATGATTCAATTAAATGCGGTCATTTACCCAATAACCGTGATAGATGCAAATAATTTTACTTTGAACGGCTTGGATTCAACCGGCTTTACAGCCTATACCAAGGGGGGAATATGGAATACCTCTTCGGTCGATGGTCAAGTTTATATCCCTGGCTCGGAATATGCATGGTATCGCTTCTATAGTACTCAATTCGGTCAATATCTACGCATTGGCTTGACTTATGATGATAATCTAATGAATCAATTAGCCACGCATCAAACTCCTTTTGAGCTTAATGCTATGAACATTTGGTTCCGCGAAGGTGGCCGTTTAATCAATTAATGCACATATATAAACATATTTGAACACTATTATAAACATATGAGAAACAGAGATAAAACCATGACTTATGAACAAATCCACAGTGTCTTAAGAAGAAGAGAAAGTATATATATGTATTATCTTATTAGAAGGCTGTGGAAAACATCATGACTTCCTCAAGCAATAATCCTCTAAATACAAATCAACTCCCTGTATCGCTAGATGTAAATCCTGAAGATGAAGGCTTTGAAAATATTTTATTGCTCTATCTTCGTAGAGTAGCTAATGCCGTAAATACTAAAGAAAGTGGTCTTTTCCTTTTGCAGGAGAATGCCAATTTCGAGCAATGGTTTCAAAATGGAAACCCTCAACAGAATAGAAATGCCTATAGAATCACTGCTGATTTGGTCATGCTAAATGGCGGAAACATCCCTACTGGAGCGACGAGCATAGTTCTTTCGGCAACAACTCAGCCAATGAACATCATGGGGTATCTATATCCTGTTCAAGGCTTTGGAGGAGCAAAAGATACTAATGGCCTTTCTTATTTCTTAAACGATCCAGACCTTTATGTGAGATATAATAACTCGACAAATACAATTATTATTCAAAACAATTCAGGTAATGCCCTGACATGGTGTGTATGGGTCATGGAATATTTGAAAAACTGAGGTAAAAAGAACATGCCGAGTTTTAACGATTGGATCTTCGGAAGCGAAGATAAATTTACTAAACTTCCAAATGGCAACAAACAGCAACAGGGCTTGCATAATGATGTCATTCAAAAAGCTATGCAATCGGGAGCCGGAGGTGGTGGTTATGATCTTGCAAATCAATATTACAATAACCTACTCGGCCCAAATCAGGGACAAGCTTTCAATCAATTCTCACAGCCTTATATGCAGCAGTTCAATGAGCAAACTCTGCCGCAGATAGCTGAAAGGTTTGCTGGTGGTGGCGCTTTATCATCTAGCGGCTTCGGGCAAGCTTTAGGAGGTGCAGCATCCGGTTTACAAGCTCAGTTAGCTCAATTATTCTCTCAGCTGCAAGGAAACGCTGCACAGCAGCAATATGGTCAATATAATCAAAACGCCCAGACAGGATTAAATTATCAGCCTTTTTCATATCAACAACAGCAAGGGTCGGGAGGACTTTTAAACCCTCTTTTAACTGCTATAGGAACATATGCCGGTGGGCCAATTGGTGCTGGCATAGGTAATCTAGTTAGCAGTGGAATCAGTAGTTTATTCAAAAGTGGTGGGGGCGGCGGCGGTGGATCATCCGGAACTGGAGGAATAAGTGCAGGAAGCGGTACGGGCAAATATGGTTTACCAAACTTTTTAGGTATGTAATATTATGGTTCAAGTTTTTCAAACAAGTAATCCCCATGGCAAATTATCCGAAGCTCTCGGTATGAGTCTAGGTCAAGGCATTGGAAACGGTTTAAATACCTTCTTTGCTAATAGAAGCCTTGATAGCGTCATGCAGGATAAAGCCCTTGAAGGCGCTCCGCAATCCAAGAAATTAGAAGCAATACGCTCTGCTCTTAGTCCCTATGGTGAGAAAGGTCAAGAAATCTTTCAACAGCGGATGCAGATTGAACAATTAGAAGCGCAAGAGAAAGAGAAAAAAAAACAAGAGGGTATTCAAAAACAAAAAGGGAAAGCTGTTGGCAAATATCTTAAAGGTGGACAGTTAAGTGAAGATGAAGAAAGCCTTTTTACTCCCCAGGAATTTGCTGCACTGCATAAAGCTAAGAATCCTAAACCTCAAGGTGGCCTAACAGGTCAGGCAATTCCCCCTGAAGTTAACCAAGTCATGAGTCAGATTTTGAATAATTCCAGAGATTTGTCAGCTGATGAATTAAAAAGCGCCTTTGATCAAGCGCAAGTTCCTCCTATCTATAGCAATCCTTATGTTGAAAATCGTCGTAGAACACAAGAAACAGGCTCAGAGCATGATATTAAATTCCATCAGGAATCAGCAGATTTTGATAAATCAGTAAAGACACATGCAGATACAGCTCGAAGACAAATACCTCTTATAGAAAGTGGTATAAAGTCGGTTTCTGAAGGTAAAATTAAACCTACTAGTCTAGCTAATGTTTTCAATTTATTTGGCGATACTGGAAAGAAAATAGCTAATGCATTGCTTTCTAAAGATGAATCAGCTCTTTTAGGATCTATTCCTGAGTTTTTAGAAGGAAGAAAGGAGCTTTTCGGTGTAAGATTATCTGATGCTGACTTAAAAATATTGCAGGATAAATTGCCCGACATTGGAAAAAGTAAAGAAGCAAATCTAGCTATTCTTAATTTAATGAAAAAAGCGGCAGAGAGATCTTTACAATTAGAGCAAATTGCTAACGAAGTCTTAGAGAAAAATGGCCTTCCCTATAGAAGTGGTAAGCTTAGACCTTTAGGTTATGAAAGACAAGTAGCTAATGCTTTTGAAGAGTTCCAAAATGAAGAAGAAAATGGCGTTTTAATGAGACTTCCTGATGGACGTCAAGTTCCAATTGAACGCAATAAAGTCAAAGAAGCTGAATCTTTAGGCGCAGTAAGGATAAAAAAATAGTGGATGATGATCCTTTTCAAAGTTTGATTAAAACCTCTCAAAGAGGAAGCCCAAGGGTTCAAACAATAGATAGTCAATCAAATCAAAATCTACCTCAATCGTCTCAAACATCTCAAACAAATAATGATCCTTTTCAATCATTAATTAAACCTACTACTCCTGAAGAGAAGCCCAGAGAAAGAAAATTGGAAGATTTAAATTGGGTAGAAAAAAACTTTACACTCGAAGGAAGCCGGCTTCAAGGAGAAAGAAATAGAAATACTCTTAAGGCAGGTCTATCAGGTGCTACAGCTGGCTTTTCTGAATATTTCGATTTATTAAAAGTAGATTATGAAGAAGAAGGCAGTGGAATTGGTTATTTCGCAGGAGCTTTGTTGCCCATTAGTTTGACATATAAGGGTATAGGACTTGGATTTAACGTATTAAAAAATCTTTATAATTTTGGGCCAAAGGCTCTTACTGGTTTAGAGATTTTGCATCAGGGATTAACAGGGGCAACATATGGAGCAACCAAGCAAGCCGCAAACGTCACTCAGGGAAAAGAATTTGATCCATATGCTCCAGTAGAAGAAGGTCTTGAATTTGCCGCCTTTGGCGCTTTGCTTCATGGCTTAGTGAAATATGCTCCCAAAGCAAAAGATTGGCTGAGTTCTTTAAAACCAGGCCAAACAGAAGAATTCCTTCAAGGAGTACTTCCTTCCGATCTAACTCCCAATCAATATAAATTCTGGCAAAATGAAGTTGCTCCTGAATGGTTGGAAAGTTCACAAAAAAAATATCAAGATTCTGTAGTCAACGCTAATAAAGCAGCTGATGCTAAATATCAACAAGACCTATCAATAGCTAAAGCTAATCATGAAAGTGACTTATATAAAGCTAGACAAGAGAACAACCTTAACCAGGAAAAGTATGAACGATCTGTTAGGGAATATGAAAAAAATCTTGAAAAAGCCATGAATGAACATGAGGCAAAGGCTTCTGAAATTAAAGCTGAAAATGAGCAAATGACTAAAGAGTTCGAGGAAGCTGAAACATCTTTTCAGCAATTAAAAACAAGGGAAGCGGCCGTTGAAAACGCTACGATTCTCCGTCCCGGCGAAGAAAACCTTCCATATCGTCCTGCATCAAATAATATCGAGAATCCTTCTACATCAAATGAAGTCGGAAATATCATAAGCAAAAATGAGATGGTTAATAGTGAGAATATGGGAAGATCCCAAATTGAAGCTATCCGTGCTAATGATGCTTGTGATTACAGAGTTATAAATGAAGCATATGCATTATCTGATGAGTTGAGTAGAGATGTATCCGCTTTTCATACTGATTTAATAAATCAACTACAAACATCTGCTCGCGAACTTCAGGAAATTGCCCACCTATCTGCTCCTCAGACACAACATTTACGTGCAATTGAAGATATTTTACAAAGACTTGGAACTTATGGAGAAAATGGACAAATTACAGGACTTTTAGAAGTAAATAATCATTTTTTGCATGAACAGGCAAAATCTTTACGCTATGTCATGGATTTCACTTTTGAGCATGGTAATACTAGAGGCATCTTTGGTAGAACTGTCGGACAACTTGAAGAAGCCGCTGAAATTGCCGCTAGATCTCAAGGAAATGATGCTGCTGCTGATGCTAACATCAATGCGAGAGGGTTATATCGCCAATGGGCTAATGAATATGATAATAATTATATTCGCCCTTTTAGAGATACGAAAAATCAAGATTTTAGCGGTGTAACAAAAAGACTAATTAATGATACCGACGAGTTTAATGCCGTAAATAGAATTCTCTCTAAATCAAATGCCGGTCAGCAATTATCATCAGCGACAAGAAGAGGCTTAGTAGAAAATAAACTACATAAATTCCTCGAAAATCCCCATGCAGCAAATGGAAGAGAATTTGAGTTAGCGATTAGAGAACTTGGATCAGCTATTACACCTCAAGAAGCTGGGCAAATAAGAGAGGTTTTTCGTAATGCAAGAAATGCTCCGCAGTTAGTTAATAAGCCTCCAAAACAACCTTTCTTGAAACAAATTGGAGAAGCTAAACTACCAGAATTTAGAGGTGAAACTCCGAGAGCGAAAGAAGTCACTTCGGCTAAAATTCCTCATAGAGAATTCAAAGAAACTCCTGAAGTTAAAATTGCAGCGAAAGAGATGAATAAAACCCCTTCGGAAATTAGAAATTTAGCAGAAAATCCTGAAGGGATACAAAAATTGAAAGAAAATGTTTCTCCGGATGTATTTAAAAAAATTGGTCAACAGAGATTAAGAGAAATATTTTATAAAGGAGACGTGAATCCAAGAAAAGTCACGGGAAAACAAATAGCTCAGAGACTAAATGAAGGACATAATTATGAAATCATGTCCGAATTTTTAGGGGAAGCAGAAGCTAAGGAAACCTTAGAAGCAGCACAAGCCTTGCGTGATAGTCCCTTTACAAAAGAAAATCTCCTTAAGCTTGGAAAAAACATTTTAGCAATAAAGGCTTTAGTCACTTTAGGAATTCTCTAATCAGTTAAAATAGACCATGCTATTGCTAATCCTATAACTTTAAATCCAAATATACAACAAATACAAAATAAAATAATCATAATTAATCCTTATACGGGTCTTTGCATCTATCATCAGCCATACAAACTCCGATAGGCGTCAATTTATGCAATATCTTTATTGTTCCTTCATGCGCTTTGAGGACTTCTTCGATCCTTTTGTATGCGTATGGTGATTCGTCAAGATCTCCTCCGCGCACTTCGACACCAATTTTTTTAATCCAGATATCGTGTTCTTCACGTTTGACGAGACCTTGCGTGAGCTTCTTTCCCGTTTTTCTACAGGTTTTTCCTTTGGCTTGAGTTCTTCCAAGTAGACGTCCTGCTCCGTGAATAGTCGAGCACAGAGAAGCTGCTGATTCAGGGGATTCAACTCCTTCGAGGATAACCGACATATCTCCCATAGATCCTCCAACAAAACCTTTTTGACCAGGAAAAGATGGTGTTGCGCCCTTTCTGACGACCCATAGATCTTTATCAAAATGTCGCTCTTTCCAGGCAAAGTTGTGATGGTTATGGATTTCTTCCAAAATTTGTCCTCGAAGAATTTGCGCCACTCGTGAACATACCCAATCTCTTCCAGCGTAAGCATAGCGACCAGCAAGTTCCATGCATTTGAGATATTGGGTTCCGAGGTCTGAATTCTCATCAAGAACGACCGGCTCTGCGTGGACGCCATCTTTTCCTCCTGCCTGTTTTATGAAATGTGTTGCAATACTATGTCCAAGTCCTCTACTTCCGAAATGAACTCCAATCCATATTCTGTTTGATTCATCTGTAAAGAGGTCAACATAATGGTTTCCTGATCCCACTGTACCGAGTTGAGTTCTAGCTTTGTCTTTAAGTCCTTGTAACACTTCAATTTCATTCCAGATTGGGTCATCGAAAAGGCTATGCTCAACTTTTTCATCATTTTTTCTTCCTACTCCAAAGCTAATCTTGCTCTGAATTTCATTCATCGTCCTATAAATGTTATCTTTAAGCTGTTCAGCAGAACAATCCACCATAACAGCCTTATTACCGCAAGCAATATCAAATCCCACGCCGTTAACGCAAATCTTCCCTTGGTAAGCAATAACACCTCCAACAGGAATAGAATACCCAATGTGATGGTCGGCCATGAGGGCACCGTAAATCGCACCATACTTCATAGCCTCCTTCATTTGTTCTACTGCTTCAGGTAGAGGATCCCCCCAAACCGGAATTCCATCAATTAGATTCATTTTCCCTCTCAATTTTCATCACACAAATTCATTTTGTTTTGTTCTCACACATGCTTTGTAAATGCAATCTCTCTAATTCAGAATAAGCAATCCTATAGGGCGACTTTTTACCTAAACCGGGTCGACTGGCGTATATCTTTCCAGCCTTAATGGCTCTTCTGACGCTTCCTGGATGCATCTTCATGATCTCAGCAAATTCTTCAACAGTAAGATAATTCATGCTTTTTTTCTCCATAATTATTTGCATCACATAAGATCATATTGTTTCATATTGAACATTATAAGTCAAACTTATATCGAACAATATAGATTAACATTGACGTCTGTGAAATTTATACAGCAAATATGAATTTTAAAACACTAAATGGAGTTGTCTCTCATTATGTCTAAAATGTTTCAAGTTTATGGAATTGGTCAGGCTCTTATCCCAGTATTACCCCCTCCTCTTCCTTTCGAGAATCCACCAACAATCAATCAAACTAATTATGAGATTGGACAGATGGTATTTACACCACCTAAGGCGCCTACAGCATTTTTCCTTTATGGGGGAGCAGGCAATTGGATTGAGTTTGCCACTAATACAGGAGCAATTGTCGCTATCAATGGAACGGCTAGTCAAGTCACAGTCACTACAGTCGCAGGTGTGGCAACTATTTCTCTCCCTGCTGCTATCACAACACCGGGATCTTTAGCGACTACTTCCACTCTAGCTTCAGGAACGACTCTAGCTGCTGGAACAAGCATGTCGGCCGGTACTTCGATCACGGCTGGAACCTCGCTGACTGCGACATTGGGGAATATCACAGCTACCAATGGCAATCTAGTCCTAGGAACAGCTGGAAATAAGCTCTCGATCGCCACTGGAACTAATGCATCCGTAGGTACTACAGCAGCAATGTCCGGAAGCCCTGGAGCAGTCACAGTATCTTCAACCGCCGTAACCACCTCAAGCATCATTCTATTTAGTAGAAATGTTACCGGAGGTACTCCAGGACAGGTTTCAATTACAGCCCAATCGGCGGGAAGCTTTACTCTGACTTCGACAGGCAATGAAACTTCAACATTTAACTATTTGATCATTAACTAATTATCGGAGGGTTTTTTATTATGGCTTTTACAAGTCAAGCAAGAGTTGACACATTAAGAACGGTAGCTTTTGGAAGCATCACAGGAGCTTATACACCTGTTGGCCCTCCACTTGCATTTCAAGCGCGTATTATCTGCTTTACCAATACAACCAATGAAGATGTGACGTTCAGCATGGATGGCATTACCGATCAATTGATTGTTCCGGCCGGTAGCTTCAAACTGTTCGACATAACGACAAACCATAGACCTGTGAATCAGGATGATTTTTGTTTTGCAAATGGCACGCAGTGGTATGTCAAATATGCATCTGCGCCATCTTCGGGAGCGGTTTATATTGAAGTCGTCTACGCACAACCTTTCTAATTTGCCCTCTACCTCTATGAAGGCAGATGCAAAGCTTAATGCTCTTCTCAAACAGCAAGCGGAAGAGCATAAGCATCTTTTGGATAATCATAATAAAGAGATGCAAACTCTTAGGGATTCCCTAACAGTTGCTAAGGAGAAATTTGAGTCTATATCTGAGCGCAATGAGAAGGATTTAAATGATTTTCAAAAGAAGATGCATGATCAAATTTGTTTATTGAAAGAAAGAATTTATGCCGATGAATATATTATTTCTGAACAGCAGAAAACTATCAAATCGCTGTATCAGCAATTGGATGAATTTCATGAACAACATGCAAGCAAGTCTAGTATAGAGAAATTTAAGACAAACCTTCAATCGGCAATACAAAATAACACAAATAGTCATTTAGAAACCTTTCAGAAATACCAAAGAGAATTGGATACCCTGCTTCATGAGGTGAAAGAAGATGTGATCCAATTGAAAAAGTATATTGATCAACAGAATGATTTATTAATTCTAAAAATTGAAAGCAATTTCAACCTTTCACGAATAGATAAAGATAGTGTTCTAAAGCTAATGCAAATACAGGGAAAAAACACCTTCATCATCGAAAAAAAAATTGAAAATATCTACACATTAATTGAAAGAATAAACCAAAAAAAAAGAGGTGAAGAATCATGAGTCAGGCAGGAATAGTCGATTTCGAGGGTTCTCATCCTCAAGTACCAACAGCTTTTATTGCAAATATGGGGACAGCCGTTCCAATAGCGAATACTCTTGAAATTCTTGGTGATGCAGTACTTGCTCATAGCGTTCCTTTGCAGACCGTGGCATCTGGGAATACAATCTCTATTAATGTTCAATATGCCTCAGCTGCTGCTTCATCAGTCGCAACAAATGCCGGTATTGCTTCTTTTAATTCAGCTCAATTTACTGTTGACGCCAATGGCTTTGTTTCCTTCACAGGAGGCGCAGTTACTGAATCTTTCGAGGTAGATGCCTTTACAGCTCCCGGAACTAATCCAGTCGTTCCTAATGGCTCTGGAATGGTCATCGTAACAGGTGGTCAGGTCGCAGCTGGCACAACGACCAATGTCATAAGAACCGATTCCCTAGCCGCCAATACCTACACAATTCAGATTCAGAGAAGCCAGGCCGTCGCTTCTTCAACTATCGGGGACAATGGAGTTTCTCACTTCAACTCGACTTACTTCACCGTGGACGCCAATGGATTTGTCTCTATAGTTCCTTCGTCTGTCGGAAGTTCTGTCACTGTAGACACTTTCACGGCCCCTGGAACCAATCCAGTCATGCCAAATGTCTCAGGCAATATAACAATCACGGGAGGTCAAGTCGCAGCAGGAACGACCCCAAACGTCATTAGAACGGATTCCCTTGCGGCCAATACGTACATCGTCCAAATTCAAAGATCTCAAGCAGTAGCCACTTCGACGGTCGGAGATAACGGGGTATCCCACTTCAACTCAACTTTCTTCACTGTAGATACCAATGGTTTTGTCTCCTTGAATGGAGCAGCTGTTGCCGAGACAATCACGGGGAATACAGGGGGCGCTCTTTCTCCCACGGCTGGAAACTGGAATATTCTAGGAACCTCAACGGCGCCTGGTACAGTCCCAGTCGAAACTTCAGGAACTGGAAGTACATTAACGGTACAGGTGCAAAAAGCACAGGCTATAGCTTCCACGAACGCCACGAATGTTGGTCTAGCTGCTTTTAATAGTGCTTTCTTCACTGTCGATAGCAACGGTTTCGTTTCATTAAGCGGTACAGCCATCGGAGAAACGATAACAGGCAATGTCGGTGGTGCTTTATCTCCTACAGCTGGAAATTGGAATATCCTCGGTACTTCGACAGCAGCAGGAGCCACGCCGGTTCAGACATCGGGTACAGGAAGCACTCTCACGGTTCAGGTTCAAAAGGCGCAAGCAATTGCATCCACAAATGCAACTAATGTTGGTCTTGCAGCTTTTAACTCAGCAGATTTTACCGTTGATGCTAATGGTTTCGTCACGTTGGCCTCTGGGTCCGCAGCTGTTCAAACCCTAACAGGCAATTCCGGAGGTGCAATTAGTCCAACGGCCGGGAATATTAATACTGTCGGGACTGGAAGCATAACGGTTGTGGGATCGGGATCCACTTTAACAACTCAATTGACTGGCCTGACTAATCATGCTGTTCAAGTTGGTGCTGGTACAGCTACCCTTACACAAGTCGGCCCATCTGCAACTGCCGGATCGGTATTGGCCTCTAATGGTGCTTCTTCAGATCCTTCATTTCAAACTATAAGTTCTCTAGGTGGTATCACAACTATTACGGGTAACACGGGGGGAGCGGAATCGCCTTTGAGCGGTAATTTCAATATTCTCGGAACTGGAAGTATTACCGTCGTAGGATCAGCTAACACCGAAACCGTTGAATTGACCGGATTGACCAATCACAATGTGCTTGTAGGAGCTGGAACCGCAACGATAACCAATGTTGCCCCTTCTGCAACCGCCGGAATACCGCTTATTTCGGAGGGTTCAACTACTGATCCGGCTTTTGGAACCGCTGTTGTTGCTGGCGGAGGAACAGGAAATACAACCTTTACTGCCTATTCTGTTATTTGTGCCGGGACTACAGCAACAGGGGCATTTCAAAACGTCTCGGGACTTGGAAGCACTGCACAGGTTCTAACCTCTAATGGAGCGGCAACTTTACCCACTTGGCAAGCATCTTCTGGCGCTAATGCTTTTAATTCTATAAATATCCAAACTTTCACATCATCAGGCACATATACCCCGACTTCGGGAATGATGTATTGCATTGTCCAATGCATAGGAGGAGGGGGAGCTGGTGGAGGAGTAGCCGCAACAGGTGCGGCCAATTATGCAGTAGCTGGTGGTGGCGGAGCAGGTGAATATTCTGTAGGGGCTTTTAGCGCCGCAACAATCGGAGCATCTCAAACCGTTACAATTGGCGCAGGTGGAACACCTGGTTCAGCAGGAGCCAATGCTGGAGGAACAGGCGGTACGACTTCTTTAGGAGCTTTAATTACTTCTGTCGGAGGTGTAGGAGGGGGAGGAGGAGCAGTTCAAACTTTAGCGACTTTTGAATTCGGTGGAGCCGGTGGCAGCGGTGGAACAGGTGGACAAGTTCGCATTGGGGGAACAGCTGGATTTTATGGTATTGGTCAACAAGGTACACAGCTTTTGATCGGAGGTTCAGGTGGTAATAGTCCATTAGGAGGAGGTCAAGGATCATTTTCAAGCAACACAACAGGTCCGGCTGCATCAGGTTATGGCGCAGGTGGCGGAGGTTCATCTAATGGTAATTCTCAATCTGCAAAAGCAGGCGGAGGCGGAGGGAAAGGAACAATTATTATCACTGAATATATTCACTAAAAAAATATTGATAAAATAAACCGGAGAATATAAATGAATTATTTATTGTTGCTTTTGATCCTCTTAGGGGGTTGTCAATTTATTCCAGAAATGGCTAAAGACTTAGAGAGCATAGAAACAGATACAGCGATTAGAATTGAGGTTTCTAGGGAAACATTCCAAAAAGAAACTGATTTGCAAATCAACGTCAATGTCCAGAATAAGGATTCAAAAATACCTGTAAAAACATCCTTTCTTATAGAAAGTGAAAAACTAAAGAAAAAAAGGAATTCAACTATATGTTAGATAAAATCAAAGAACTTTTCAAAGAAGAACTGAAATATACTCACGTAGCTGGTCTTCTTCAACAGATAGCCAATGTTGTGAATATCGTTAATGCTCAATATATGAAAGAAGATCAAGGAAAGAATGCTGCTATTGATGCCATTTGTGAAATTTTACAGAGCCATAAAGATGTACCAGCCTCAGCACAGCCGGCCGCGACTCAAGGGGCATCTAATGCCGCTCAATAAATCCGGATCAAAGAAATCTGTTGGTGAGAATATTAAGACAGAAATGAAAGCGGGCAAACCAAAGGCCCAAAGTGTGGCCATTGCTCTTAATGTAGCAAGAAAAGCCGGCGCTAAAATCCCTCAGAAAAAAGGAAAGAAGTAATTATTATTATGGATAAAGCCATCAAAAAAGAAAAGAAAGCTATGGATAAAGGCATGAATAAGCTCGCTGCCATGGATAAGAAAAATGACAAGAAGCATGAGAAGAAAGGCATGAAGAAGGCTATGAAAAAAAAAGGCTGCTAAATGCAAAACCCTATGGTAACTCAATACCATAGGGAATTTTAAGGAAGAAGATTTTAGATTATGCAACTAAAATTTTCCAAGTAACAGTTGAACCTTTTCGATATTTATCGAGATCTAAGGCTTTAATTTCAGGGATTTCATCATATGCCACACGACCGCGAACTGTGGTCTTCATGACTCTCACTCCTTCTCCCATACAACTTTGATCGCCTGAAAGATTCAAAAGAAGTCTCCTGTATTCTTCTTTACGAGCTTCTAATTCTTTAATTTGCCAACTGACTTTTTTATAATCATTAGCAATATTAATCCAAGGCATATCATGAGACATGTCCTTATAGTCTGAATCCTGTAAAGCAGGCGCTTCATTGAAAGCTACGCACTTCCAGAATTCGCGAGCTTTAGCCAGGAATTTAGCTTCAAACTCTGGATCGGGTAGAACTTCAATACAAATCCCATCGACGCCATCAAAACTGTAATAGAAGCACTTTGAAGCTCTAGTAACAAGCAATTGATGTTGCATTTGATCCATGTAATATGGGGGTATTTCTCCTTTCTTAGCCATAGCATGAAGTTTTTCTCCTCCGCATTTGATCTCAAGGATAGAATTCGCTAAATGAGACATGCCATCCAAGGAAGCTCCGAGAAAGTCAAATTCCGTGCTTTCTACAACCATAGATTCCATTTCGACCCCAAAACGTTGCACAAATTGCGCTCTCGCCTCTGGTTCTAGTCGTTTTCCTCTTTCCATGGCCTCGTTACTTTTTTGCTCAGGAATAAGGTCTAGCTTTCTTTGCCAAACCTTATAGGCCGTTGACCAGGGAGAGGAACCCAGGATCGCTGGGCAGTCTGTTGCGGTTATGACTGACTTTCTCCAAGAGAGCCATTCTGAGGAACCTTGTTCGACTTGGATAATTTTCATACTACTACCGCCTCAGCTTCCTTACTTTGAACCTTTCCCGTGTCTCTTAATTCAAAAGTGGTTAATACTCCATTTATTTTTTTAAGAGTAATTTCATACTTCCTTTCTGACATTTCAAAAACAACACAAGATTGGATAGTATCAAAGTCATAATGAAGATTTCTTATTGTACAAATTGTATTTATTAAATCAGTACTTTTCATGTTATACCGCCTCATCAATTTTGTTTTCTTTGTTTTTATCATTCAAATATTTAATTTTAGCTAAGAGAGATCTTTCGCACTTTTCAAAACTATTTTCGGGCAATTCAGTAACTGAAATTGCATTGTATTCTTTTTTAATCCATGCATCAAAATTTGCAACACTCTCTAAGTCCAATTGACTAGTTAAGTTCAATAGGATTTTTGCTTTCTCACCGCTTAAGAATTCGGGTAAATACGACTCATCAACATTAGGGCTAACTTCAATGGCATCCGGGTCTTCAAGCGGTCTATCTGCTGGATCTACATTCATAATGTCCCACTTTTCATCCTCAGAGTAGCTATTTCCAATTACATCAGGAAATAGAGTCCTTGCTAGAGTTGACATGGCCCGATTGTATAACATTTGCTTAGGAAACTTCTTCCAGGTAGGAGAGTTCAAAAGCCCTGCGTTTAGAGCATCTTCAATTGTGTACTCAAACTTTACACTGTCTCCATTGTCTTTTCTTACTCCTATAATGACGCAACTCTTGTTCGTCCATTCAGGAATCTTAATGCTATGGCCCTCCTTGCGGATTCTATCAGCCATGAGTGCAGTACTCATGCTTATTTTGCCGTTAACGATATAAAAACCGCCATTGATAGCCTTCATTGGGCTTATCCCAAGGTCTTTCGCCGTGAGCATGATATTCATTAGGGTTTCTGGAGAACCGTTAGAGCTTCCTCCCTTTGATGCAATACTGGCAAGCATACGAAAGTGATCGATATCGTGAGCTTTCGATTGGTATTTTGTTAATGATGTTGATGTTGTCATAAATTTTACTTCCTTTATTTGTTGTTTTTGATGATATTGGCGTTAGCACGTATCCTTTTCATAGTGGGGAGAGGCTACAACCTCTCTCCGCCTCCCTACATAAAATCTGAATAAGACATTCCTAAACAGATCATACACACATTTGAACAAGAACATTCTTTTTGTTTTTCATCTTTTTGTTCTTTATCTTCTTGATAGTCGTTTAACTCCACACCTTGCCAAGATAATAGCTCGGTGCGACTCCATTGGTTCCAGTAAGCGGCTGTCATAATCCTAACTTCCATACATATATAGGAATTCTTTCAGCTCACTGGCCCTTTTTTGTAAGTCCCAGGAGACTTCCTCTAAAAATATAGCCTTAGAGGTATTGTAGTTCTTAGGATCGTTACAATATTCCTCAAGCTTTTGCGATGTCGAAACTATATTGGCGATAGCTTCGCTTATTGGGCTGGTATTCATTCGATTAATTTCCTTAATGTTTGTTGTTTTTATTGTTTTTGCTTGTTATACTCATTACTGTATCGGAATACCGAATTTTTGCACAACAAAAATAAATAAAAAAGAGGGATATGCTGAATAAATTTGCTATCTGGATGAAAAGCAATGATAAGAAACAGAGAGGCGTAGCAGAGAAGATAGGTATCAGTACCTCTACGTTGCATGATATACTTCGCAAGGGGCAGATGCCAAGCTTGCGTCTGGCTTATGAGATAGAGAAATACACACATGGGGCCGTGACAATCTACGATTGGATTGATCAGTCTATCCAGATAGATAAGAACATCAACGAAACTGTAGCCACAACTAAGACCAAGAAGATCAAAACATAACGAAAGTCTTGGCTCGTCTTTAAGCCTTCCAAAAGCTCCAAAAAAACTTCTTTCATACATAATCCCTCATACGAGGGACTCTATATAATAATCAAAAGATCTTGCAAATATATTTTAAGAAATATTATGAGGAGTGACGCCATTAAAGGGTGACGCAGCTAACGCCAATCAGCTGCGCCGTTTTTTTTGAATATGAATGAATACCATCAAAACGCCAAAAAGTTTCCGGAGGTTTACAGACTTATAAATTAGCCTATAAATTCGAGGAAGCGGACATTTCTGCGTCAGATCGTAAGTTATCCTCGAAATAAATACAACTAGAACATCTTGAGGATAATAACTTTGAAAAATCATCTATATAACTCCACAAAGACTATCTTTTTATGAGTAAGATCAAAAATAAGATTAAGAAAGTTGGAGAAATCAAAGAAAAGAAAAGCAAAATAAATCCTATCACTGGGAAGTTAAACCATATCAAAGTCCTCTATACCTACAATGACGTTGAATATGACATTGACGGTTGGGCGGATTGCATGAAATATCTACCTGCCGATTTTGACCTAGTTTACCTAAGACTTGAAAGAGAGAGGACAATACCAGGCTGGATCAGCGGAACGAATTGGGATGCTATAAGACTAAAATCGACCGATAAAGTTCTTTATTGGAAGAGAAAAATGGAGGCTGAAGAATAAGCATGGTAATAATAATGAAAGATTATAGTCATTTTCCCCCCTTTAACTACTTTATAAGGGTTTTAAAAAGCTGTCCTAAGTCAGCTCTACTCTATATCCAAATTTGGAAAAACAAAGGCAAATACAACAACATTATTGCCGACAAAAAGGATATCCGGAAGGACTATCTCATGTCGCCTACCATGTTTCGGAATTTGCTTTCTCCCCTGGCGTTTCTTAATCTAATTCAATTTGTTGAATCAGGTGAAAAATATCAAATAGAAATCCTAGGGACTAAGACAAATGACTTATGAAAAAGTCTATTGCTTAGGGTTTTATAGATGTGCTAACGTCGTAAATGAAAAAGCCTCGACGGGTAATCGAGGCTTTATTTTGATTCTGGGAGAATCGCTATGAGAGTCATGGAGACTATAATCATCATAGCATTCTCTCTAAAACCTCGCAATATTTTTATGGAGAGTTATGGCTGATAGATTTCTTAAACTTATTCCTTCAGATGAAACTCGT